AGATAACCGTTCTGCCCTGCGTCTAGAGTCCTTAAAATTGCTATTGCCATGATCAATAATAATATCGCCTTCCACACAAAATGGTAGTAACTCATTGATAGTTTCCTCTACAGTTTCTGCTGGTACAACCATCATAAAGACGCCAGGAGCTCTTGACGTATCACCAAATACACCCGAAGTAGAATGTACTACTTGAGCAAGGCTTTCCAAAGAAGTGGTACATCCACTGATATAACCCTTTTCAAATTGCTCTTCAGCTTTTTTATAGTTGTTGCGATATCCATGAACTTCGATTCCTGCTTTGATCATACGGCGAGACATTCCCTCGCCCATTCTTCCGAGACCAATAATACCTACTTTCATCCTTTAACCTCTTTTTGAAAATATTCTGGTAGGGGACATCCCTTAAATTCGTTTATCTCATTAATTGATAAGACAAACATAGTAACAAAACCAAGACAGAAAGCGAATAACATTTGTGGGAAGTTATAGTTTCCCAGGTATGCGGTAGGATCGGGCTCATCATCATGCGGATGCATTTGTCTTGCGAGTTCCTCTATTCGTTTTTTTCTTTCTTCCTCGGTTTCTTTTTTCATACTAACCTCGGTATCTACCTGGCCATGTTAATTGCATTCCAGCGATAAGCAATGAAATGAATGCAAATACAAACAATAAACTGATCATCACATACTCCCATTTTTAAATCCTAATATGTATCCAAGAACGAGTCCAGACAACCATGCAACTAACATATAAAGCATGTCCGAAGTAAAATCAATTATGATCAACCAATCTTGTTCGGTCATTTGTCTTTCAATAGGTTTTCTATTTGTTTTCTTGCCCTAGACATTTTATTATTTTCCCTATCAATATGTTTATAACCATGTTTACCAGAGAAAATAAAATGTCCCTGACAGATCATGGTTAAACCAAAAAGAAATAATAAAATTGTGCCTATCCAATCTACAATGTGATTTTCAGCCATGGGAAAATAGGATCGATTACTCCAATAAGTCGAAGCAAACCCTCAGCAAAAAGTGCAAGAACAACCCACCCAACACACATAGAAATAATTCCAGCGTTACGATTATGCTTTCGTATTGCATCATCAATCATCTCCTGAACTTCTTCTTTTGTTACGTGGTTGGGAAGATCGACCTTCTCCCCACGCCAGATCCAATTCTTAGGCATTGATCATCTCCATAGCATCATGTAATTCTTTTGAATGATGTAATTCATCGTTCAAAATTTCAAGAATTTTTTCATCAGGACCATTATAAGCGAGATACTTTGCATAAGTAACCGCAGCATGAATTTCTATTTCATAAGACAAATGGTATGCAGACTTAGGAGCCACCCAATAATAAACCACATTGATCCAATAATAGGCAAGTACGAGATGTCTGGCGAAGAAGCGATCAATCCAATAAGAATTACCGCCCCGACTTTCCATATATTCCAGATGTTCTGTTTCATTTAACGTCTGTGCAAAATGTTCTTTCATCAAGTATAGATGCTCTGGTCCTCTCAAACCTAAAGACTCTCTTAAATGTAAGATACTCAAAAACGCAAAATATGGTGCTCGGGCAATTTCTTCCAGCACCCAGAATCTTTGGAAGTCTCGACCCCGATATAGGAAATCAATTATTCCAACTGTGAAATTTAAAACCCAAGTGTTAATAGTGTTCATCGTCCTCCATCTCTGGTTCATAGAGTGGACAAGGTTCCTCAAAAAGGTGCGCCATCCGAAGTTGGTACACCCTTTCTCTCAGCGATTTGTAAAATTCTCTTTTGTCGTTTTCGTTCATTCTACATGTACGGTTCCGATCATTCCTGCACCTTTGTGAGGTCCACACCAGTAAGTGTAGTCACCAGCCTCAGGGAAAGCAACTTCAAAGTCTTCACCTGGTAACATTGCTAGGGCTTCGTGACCTAATTCTGGATGATCTTCAACGACAACGTTATGAGGAGGCAGCATATTATTAACAAAATGCACCGATTCGCCAGCTGAGATAGTAACTTCTGCAGGATCAAAAACAAGATTACCATTAGATCCCATCTGAACGTCTACAGCCCAAGCAGGTGCAGCAAGAAAGAGTGTAGCTAGAAGTGCGAAAAGAAACTTCATATTAGTTTACTCGACTACACTATCTATCTTTTTACAACCGCCTGTTACAGAATTGTAACGAGGATTTGTCTTGACTTCCTCACTTACCATTTCACCAAATTCTGTAACACAGTTACACCATTTTTTTCTAAGTTCTTTAGTTTTTGGGGAGTTTCTTTTTTCTACGTCTTCAAAAAAAGAGAACCACTCCCTCCAAAGTTCAGCACATTCGTCTGACTTCTTCTGAAGATGTGGTTCTCTGTAGGACAATCATCCCTCAACTTTTTCTTTTGTTTCGACTTTCTTTTCGCTATCTTCTTTTTTATCCTTCTTTGCGGGAACAACCCCGAAGGTAGCTAAAGTTCCGGTAAAAACCGAGGCTATAAACGTGGGATCGATATTCTTCTGAGGAACACCAGGAATAGTTACATAATTTAGAGTAAGAATTGCTGCTGACCACGATAGAATAACAACACGCACCAATGCGGACAGACCTTCGTCTGCCCAGTCAAACTTATTCGACTGTTTTTCCTCTTTCTTTGGAGCGGATTCCATACAGAAAGAGCAGGGCAAAATTATTTATGGGTAGAGTAAGTCTACTGATAGACTACAATTGTTTATTCTATTGTATTCATTACAAAGATCTTCACTGGAGGCATGTTCCCACTTGTGATACATCTTTTTAAGTGTTTGAGAGTAATCAGGTGTTTCAGAATGTACCATTGCATCAGCAACAACGACCTTGATTAACTCGTTCCTTGTAAGAGCCATACTAGTAGTTAATTATCCAACAAGAGGTTCATGCATAATATAGTGGGGTTTTTGAATAAAGTCAATGAACCTCTCTTGGCTGTCCTCAGATAACTTATGAGATGATAATATTTATCATCCTTTTATGGTATCACCAGATACCTGGAATGAGTTGACCAGTAGTAGCATAGGATCCCATTGCTGCGATCACTCCGAGCATTGCTGCCCAACCATTAATGCGTTCTGCGTTTTCGTTCATTGTTTGTTCTCCAAAGTTTTGTTTGTAATAATGATCTTCTCTCCGTCATGAGAGAATTGTAGTTCGTCATCAGGATGCCACAGCAACTCTTCGTACATGTCGTCAAGTTTCTGCATATCCTCATATAACTGGTTAGGATTTGGCATATTCAGTAAAACCGAGAGTATTATATATTATCCTGGAATTTCCAAGAAAAATTTTGTCTGATCACTTGGAGAATTTTCGTAGATAGAAGAATCTCCATATTCTTTGTGATCTTTATATCCTACCATACGGCCCTTGGTGTTCTGAAGAGCAGGCATGAATGCGATAAAAAAGAATACTCCTGGTGCGCCGACAAATACAACGGCAACGATCACATAATAAGTAAGAAGTTCAATAAGATCAGGCATTAGTAAGTTTCAGAAAGTTGTTCTACAGAATATGCAAGAAGACAGAAAAAAGTTACTGTCGTAAGTGTGAAGATTACCTCAGTCATCAGAATCCGAAGATACCAAAGAAAAATACACTACCAGTAGTAGCATAAGAGATAACAGCAGCAACAAATCCAAGCATAGCAGTACGTCCATTTAGTTTTTCTGCACGTTCTGCGTATGTTTCATAGCCGTAGCGTTCTGCTTCGGTCTTGTCGATGTACATTTGGGGTTCTTTAGCAAAGAGATTTTGCTGTCCGAACTCATTGGTTGTTACAGTCATTTACTTAATGTTGTAAATCTTTACATATTATATAGCAAAAAAGGTAGGGCGTCAACCCTACCTAAGTATTAATTAC